ATTCTTCATTGTTTCAGGAAGAATACAATCTTCAACAGTTCTGGGTCGATATTTCTCGACCCAGAGTATTTGGTCAACATCATTCATAATATAAATTCCCGATTAGGAAAACAATTGATCGTATGCTTCGGTAACTTCTTCGTTCTCAGCAACAACTTCCTGCAGATTTCGCTTATGATAAATCCTAGCAAGTTTACGAGTTACCTTCGGCACAATCTCAAACTCATCTTTGATATCAGCAAAGATTTCTTTCACGAGATCACGCTCAGCTTCAATGCGAGTATACGCATTGCTGATCTCATCAAACTTGCCTTTCAGTTTTGCCTTATCCGTGGGATTCAATGTAGTCAACATAATCATTCTCCAAACTTAGAAAAACCTTGCTCAAGAGCGATCCAATAAAGGAGGCTTTCATCTTCATTCACAAATTTACAAACACCACGAGAAGAAATCATAACCTGATAGTTGTCAGGAATAATCTTCAGATTCTCAACTTTGATAGCAACGTTGAACGGAGCATCAAACGCACCATCAACATCAATGCTCGCATCATCAACGATTTGACCTTTGACGTCAGTCGCCGTGAGTGATACGCCATCATCTTCGCTTTCACCACGAATCACAATGTTCGGGCACTTCAGAACATTCGCAGCAGAGAAAAGGAAGTTCAGCGTTTCTGCACTCAGAGTGAATTGTGCTTCGAAGGTATCTGCAAGCACTCTGCGCTCGGGCGGAGCAAGAATCAAAGTTGGCGAAGTGAATCGCTGACGAATTTTCGCACGACCACTCAGACTATTGAATTCAAGAAACTCTTTACCAATATCAACTTCATTATCAGTTGACATGGAAAGCAAACTCAACGCTTTGTTGAGATCATAGATTCCAAACTCATGGGGAAACTTCTCAGCAACAGTCGCCTCAGCAAGAACTGCTTTGTTAGGAGAAATCGTGCGCAGGAGTTTTCCAGGCTTTACGATAATCCCTTGGTTGATTGTTGAGAAATTTTTCAGAACTTTTACAGTATTATCAGACAGTTTCATAACGAACCTCCATTACAAGAGAACAATATTATACTACGAAAGACCACATAATGGCAACAGTTTTTCAATTTCATTTTCTAGATCTTCGATACTCCCATCGTTGCTGATTGTATAATCAATTCCTTCAGAACCAATCCATGCCCATTCGCTGTAATGAACTTGGGGAAAGTTTTCTGCCATTACATTTAAATCGCGTTTCGTGTTTACATCCATAGCAGGAAGATACCAGATTGGATCTGGACCTTTCTTGACTCTGATTATCATTCCACCATCTTCTTTGATTTTTTGAATTTCATTTGGAAAGCGAACATCAGCAATTACATAATTCTTACTGTGATCCATTCTACGGAACATAGAATATACCCAGATGTTTTCGTCGAATACATCCCTTCCAGCTTCAGTGCCCATCAGCTGCAGCGCAGACCTTGGTGTGAATTCATAACCAAATCGATTCGACCACCAAGGGTCTGCGCGCTCACGCCATCCACGAGAATAATCAGTGTCGCCCTCAAGCAATTGACGATCCCAACCAAAGACAACTGATACTGAATCTTTTACAGAATTAGCAAAACTTTCTTTGATGAAACCATGCTTGTTTACGAGATAATCAGCGCAGGTTCCCTTTCCGCTTGACATAAAACCAACTAAACCAATAATCATCACATTGCTCCGACGTGCTGGGCAACAGCTGGCATATCTCCTGTGAATGAATATGTTCCGATATGATGAGTTTTCATCCAAGGACATAGCCAAACTTGACCACCAATTTTTCTCCACCACTGACAGAACATATAATCTTCAGAAAGATAACGATCGGAGCCACCAGCGTCAATATGTGTATCAAAGAATGCATGGATGTAACGAGTTCCATCAAAGTTTTGTTGACCAACATGATCAGGTCTATACGATTTTTCAGGATATGCTTCTTTAAATTTATCGAAAACTTCGCGTTTGATGAGCATGTATCCAGTGCCAATTTCCATCACTTCAAGTGGTTCACCAACACTGAATTGACTGGTGCCAGCAACAGCATTGAAAACATAATCACCAGTCACCTTTTCAAGTTCTCCTGCATCAATGTCTGGGTTGCGTTTGATTGCTTGAATTACAGAAGACCATTTGATTGATTTCTTGGGATAAGGTCCACCAATGATTTCTTTATCAAGAGCAAGAAGTGCAATCACGTCCCTAGGATCATACTCAATATCTGAGTCAATGAAAAGAAGATGAGTGAACTTATCAGCTCTCAGAAACTCATCAGTAAGATAGTTCCTCGCGCGCGTGATCAACGATTCATTAAAGATGAATGAGAATCGAACTTCGATTCCATAACTATTACAGACAGCTTGTAGATCAAGACAAGACTTCACATACATTCCGTGAGCCATACCACCATACATTGGCGTAGCCACAAACAATTTGTTCTTGCGCAGTTTCTCAACAGAAATTTCTAGTTGCATATTAACTCCAAAGTGTAAAATTCAAACCACAAAACTATATAGTCAACCGAATAGACTCTCTAACGAACTAATCACATTCAATTTTTCTTTGAATCCGAAATGATCGCACCAAACTGCATCAACAGTATCATTTAATAACTCAGTGTACTTACCCGTTTTTGTTTCTGCTTCACCAACAGCAAGAGCAATATACTGTGATGCGATTTCTTTGCGATCAAACTGTTTCACGAATTCAAAATTGTTTGCTACAATTTCTTCATAATCATTCTGGTTCATTGATAGGAATTCATTGCAAAGATCACCGAATTCTTTTGGTGTTGCATCCCAAGGAATCATAAGATAGTTCTTATTTGGTTTCAACAAACCAATTCCTTTCTCATTATCAGAAACACCAAGATTACGAGCGATTGGAACAACACCCATAAGCATAGCATCAACCACAACACGATTGAAATGTTCACCATATGTTTTAGACCATGATGGATCTAGTAGAAATTTTACACGGTTGAGAACTTCATCTCGCTTTTCTTCTGAAACGAAACCAGCATAAATCATGCCATGATCTAGTGCATTCTGCCAGATAGGTTTACCAATTCGTTCTTCAGTTGCTTGCGGATCGCGATTCAATGTGCAGAAGTATTCTGCTTTACACTTATCCTTTGATGACATGTATGATCGTTCTATGCCATCACCAGCAATAACAACTTTACCATTGATATAAGGAACTGCAGCTACAAGATCATCAACACGTTTCCAACGCTTGAATGTTTGAAGCGAAAAGATTGTGTTCGTTTTCTTGCGGAAAGATGTTTCTTGTTTCTTCGAAATGTCTTGTGGATTCAGAATCAATGCACGAGGAATGTTCATTGCTTCTGCTTGGTTAAATGCACTAGGATGAACGCAAGCAAGTGCTGTAATGTGTTTACGAAGATGATGAATCCATGGATAGTTCTTACGAAGATTACCATCGTGCACGATTACAATATGTTTTGCTTTCACCTCTTTGAACATTCGAAGCCAAGATTGTTTTCCTTCTGACTCTTGACATTTGAATCCGAAAATAGATTCCCAAATCACAATGTCATACTTGTTTGCTAGTTTTACAAACTTAGTTACATCGTCATCATTGATGAAAGACAGATAATCACCACGCCATCCTTTACCCTGATGAACTGGAATCCCAGTGCCGACGCCGATATCATAACCATCAGCGATGTAGTCGTCAGAGAACTTGCCGCCAGTTTTCGTCGGACGAAGATAAACAAATCCAGTTTCGTGACCAAGATCTTTGAAACCAGCAATCAATTGCTCAGTGTGTGAAATGATCCCACCGAAATTATTAAAGTCATGAACAACAGTCAATACTTTCATATATCACCCAAACAGACTTTCAAGTGTGCTTTCTTTATGATACGCTTCTGGATGATATTTAGCAACCATTTCTCGACCACCATTCTGTTCCAAATAATCATACCACTCTTTATCGCTCCACATTCCAGCAGAAACGCCATTCCATTTTTTAGTCCAGAGTTTATGCTCTGAATTTTTCCTACGATCTTCAACAAATCTGTATCTTAGATTCTCATATTCCCAGGAACCAAGCTCAACCATTTTCTTTCTGAAATAACAAACCAAAGAAACACGATCAGAAGTTGGAGACTCGAGAACGATAGGTGTATTGCCATGAATGATTTCATGATTGTTAACCAGAAGCAAATCACCAGGTCTTACATTTACTGCGATACGATACTCAGGAAATATCAGATATCCACCAGTGTAATTGCCATCATTCGATAGAACAAGAAGATTACTCAGACCTGTATCCAAATCACCAGCATCACGATGAGCAGCAGTTCTAAATGTTTTATTCACTGTAACAGTTGTGAATACAGTCCCAGGAACGACGAACTTGGAATCAATTTTATCACACTCTGCTTTCTGAGCTTTCCAACGATTAGGAAGAAGTTCTTTGAATCCTTTGCTCAATGTTTTGAGGAACGGAAATGCCATCTGAAACTTTTCATAGTTGTGTTCAGTGTAAGAAGTGGCACGACCATAAGGAATACGTGGGTAACGATCAAAGTAGCCAGCAATACCAGAGTTAACTGGATTCGCATACGTCGTGTCT